CATTCAGCTCTTTTAGCTCTGGAGAATCAAAAGCAACCTTTCCTTTTCTGACAGGCTTTTCTTGGAGAGTTATTACCTCTATTACTTCAGAAGGTTTGTCTATATGCTCTTCAACCGATTCAAGTATCGACCATCCAAACAGAGGCTTTATCTTCCCAGTCTTCTTGCTTTTGTAAGCAAACGCTTGATTGCCAATGGTGTATTTTGGGTCACACTTTACAATGTAGTTATTGTCTAGGCCGGTAAGAGGTTGTCCGTCATTAACGACGACTAAGTGGTGGAAGTAAAGAGTATCTCCTTTTTCCACTCCGGTCTTATACTTAAGTGGTGGTGATACTACTTCTGCTTCAGTAGTTCTGTGCTTGAACTCGTCAAACTTTGTATCTATAAAGATCTCAAACCCACTTTCAGTGCGTAGTGTATCGTTGATACGCTTAGGTATCTCAACGACAAAAAAATTAATTGTCTGCATTAATTAAAATTTCAAATCAAATTCAAGCATGCAAGGCATCCCATCTATAGCTTTCCATAGCTGAGTACCCTCATTGTCTTCAATATAAACTAAGTATCTAGTCTTTGCAAATTTGTGAAGGTAAGATTCGTCTTGTATAATAGCCGATACCTGTCCACCGCCGGCATTCATGCCAACGTAATACGCCATGCCATCCTTCGGATCTCGTCCGATGATGATCTTTCTAATAAGTCCTTCCATTTTAATTTAGTGAAATGTCCATGTCTCCAAAGAGATCAGAGTACCCATTACCTTTAGGTTCCTCATAGCCTTCATCCATAACTCCCCAGATAGTGTGGAGCTCTCCCCTGTCTTTAAGATTGAAGCTAAATATAGATTGTAAATTAGCTAGGTTACTGTCATCATTCTCGTAAACCTCATCTATAAGACCAAAGACCATTGCGCTCATCACTTTATCCTCATATCCATATTCTTTAGTGAGGGCTTCTACCTCTGCAAAAATGTCAATGATTTTACCCATGAACTCAAGCTCTCTCTCTGTCATTCGTTAAATTTGTATATCAAAGATACAAATTATGAGTAAGTCGAGGTCTTCAAAGAAAAAGATGTTCCGGGACTTTTCCGTTATGAAGGATAAGTATCTGGGTTACAACTACTTAAAGGATTTACGTTCAGTAAGAGAGAAGCTAAGTAAATCAAGCGGAGTGTCACGCCAGCATCTTGAGTTTATGCTATGGGTGTACGACTTAGAATTCTTTACTATATCGTATGCGTCGATGGAGTATGAGATGAATCAGAACAATATAAAGAACAGGATCATATACCCGCTACTTAAACAAGAGTATCTGTACAAAAGGTTTGATAAGCTCACGCCATCTAACACGCTGGAGGATCATTTATTCAGAGAAGAAACAAAGTATAACTATCGTGTGCGCTATGCGCTCTCGCAGAAAGGTAGGCTTTTTGTCCAACGGTTTTACAACGCCCTAAATTAGTACGTAGTACTAGAAAATAAATACCGGGAAAAATTTGGAAGTAAGGAATAAAGATGCTTATATTAAGATCAGCAAACCAAAAACCCAACTCATCATGAAAAATTTAATTGCATTATTACTCGTAACAGGAATCACAATCACATGTCAATCACAAGGGGATGTACTAGCTTCATTTGGAACTAAAGGTTTTGACAATTCAAAATGGATCTGTAAGCAAGTAACCGTTGAAAATGGAGAGCTTGTTCAGACTATTCTACCTATTAGCGATGAAGAAGACTACAAGACGTATGGCGATTTTGTAGAGTGGATTATCAGAGAGCCGGGAACATACATCATCACAATGCGTTATAACGAGAACATTGGAAGACAGTATCACGCAAAAGAAAGAGACCTCTTCATCACAGTCCCAGAAGAAGGACTAGAGACGAGAGATCTCTATAACATGAAAAGAAGAAGTCACTACTTAGATTAGTGGCTTCATCTAAATCTTATTGCTCCTCTACCTACTGGCGTGTCAACTCTGTCGTCAGATTTACGGCGCATAGCTAAACCGCTAATCACCACATTAGCGTCAGGGTTAATGTATTCTGAGATTTCATCAAAGTTTCCAGAAGAAATAGCTTCAACTATGCCTCTTGTTGCAGCAGCTTTTCCACCAGCTCTTGTTCTTTGCCCTGCTAGACCGGGAGTCTCAAGAGCGTCCCTTTCATCTAGATAGCTGATGACATCTCTAGCAGTCATTTTCTTCGCAGCTGATCCTGCGCGATTAACTTGGTAGAACTGGTTGTCCTCTACATAAACGTCCCCCGGCTTTCTATCAGCAACCTCTCCTCCGTTCTCGTACTTTGTTCTTAGTGCTTTCATTATCTGTATTTTTTAATGTGACCACCACCCATCATTCTCGGAGGCTGAGGCATTTCTTCTTGATTCTGTTCTTCTTCTGGTTGTTCTAACTCTTGGCTAGATTTATTTTCTTCATAGGCTTGCATGTCTAGAACATACTCACCGTCTTTGTTTCTCATCACTGGAAAGTTCTCATCTGCGATGATCTCGTTGCCTTCCTCTGTGCGATCTATAGCGAGCTCGTTCCAGCTACCATATACTTTTACTTCCTCTCCGTTTGGAGCTTCATACATAACGTACTCTCGTGAAGTATCTTCTTCGTACTTAACAGGGGAGGCTTCACCTCCACGCATGTTGAATGTATCTTTCGGCCCTTGTTTTTTCTGCATAGCTTCCATTAACATGTCAGCCATTGTACCGTTATTCATCATCGCTTTGCTTTTTTAGTCGTGATATTAGCTGTAGGCATAAACACATCATCTCTGACGGGTATTTTCTTCAATCCTCTTAAAAGTCCTCTAACATTCTTAGGTCTCTTTTTACTTTTTCTTTTCTCCTCTCTTTTCTCCTCTCTTTTTGTTTTTGCAAAGAATCTGTCAGCTTCTCTCATGAATCGCTTCTCTTCTCTCTTCTCTTTTCTCATGTCTTTCTTTGAGACATCCTCTGTCATTCCGGCTTCTTCTTCCTTCTTTAATTTCTTTGCAGCTCTTTTATCTCTTATCTTCTCTATTGCTTTTCTTCCAGCTGCTATAACCTCATCTCTAGTTGCCTCTGACATTCTAGGAATATAGGTTCTTCCTAACATGAGGTTTTCTGGCTGATCTTCTTTTTCTGCACTAGCAACACCTGCTTGTATCGCGGCTGTTGTTGAGCCCCCTTTCTGATACTTCTTCAGCGGGTTGTATTTCTTTCTCTTCTTCATTAGTTTATTTCAGCTATGAATATTTCTACTTGGCAGTCAGCAGTATCAGCCTTAGCATGAATCCCGTCTAACTGTGTAAGGCTTGTAGTTCGACTCCCTGTTTTTGTAGCGTCTTTTGTTAAAACGAGACTCCCTCCCGGAAAAACCTTAAAGGCAGCATACTCATCAGTACTCAAATCTAAGAACAGATTCACTATAATGAAGTTACTGCTATCTAGATTTGTTAGTCTTATGTATTTGGCTTTAGCATCCTGAACAGTTCCCAGCCCTGCTCTTGCAGCAGCAAAGTTAAATAGCTCAGTAGATGAGCCGCTATCCACATCAACAATACTTTGTCTTACTGTAGTGATGCTCGCATGAGTCTTAGTAATCTCATTACCATAAACCTTCCCGTTTAAAGTAATCGACTCTTTTATTTTCGTTGTTAGTGTGCTCATCTATGTCGTTGCGTAAAATACTTCTATATCAGCATCTCCACCAGTAGCCCTTATTCCAAGTCTGTATAACTTGTTAAGAGTAGTTGCGAATGAAGAGCCCCCGCCTATTGAGTCACCAAAGAGAGACCAAGAACATCCAGCAGGTATCTCTATACTAATACCTACATCTGGAGGTGACCCTGCATCATTTGATAGAGCAAGGAACACCGGATTGGAAGCATGAGTGTTTGTAATCCTAAGATACTTCAGCGTGTTATCTGCAATTTGATATACTCCCCTGCCAGCAGCAGCAAACGTAAGGAAGTCAAAGAAAGCTGCGTCAGGTATAGTGACTAAGCCCTGTACTACATGATTAATACCACTTATAGTATGAGCTCTCTCAGCCCCAGCCTTTCTCCCGCCGGTAGTTATAGTGTCTGTAACAGTAACAGTAAGATCTGCCATACTGCAAATATATTAAATTTGCCCCATGAAAAATACGAAGACTAAAACGTGGGTGGGGCGAATCTTTATAGCTCTTGATCAACTAGGTAATGCTTTAGCTGGGGGGAATCCTGATGCGACCATAAGCCAGCGACTTGGTTATCTATATGAAGAGAGACCTATGATGCTAACCACTCTTTTGATGAAGCTCGTTAACTGGACATTCAAACCGATAGACGGGGAAGGGCACTGCAAACAAGCTTATGACAAATCAACTGAAGAACACCTAAGAGGTAATGATCTAGCTCTCGCTATAATGGGGGTGATACTTGCTGGGGTGTGTCCGGTACTTAGACCGCTAGTATGGTTGTACGGGAAGGCTACTAAAAACCTAAAGGAAAGCTAGACATGAATTAATGTGAGTAGTGCAAAAGGGATTCTGTCTCTAACTACTCTCATGCAAGGAACAGATTCTCTGGGATATTCTTACCCCATATTCATCTTATAAAAGCTTCCTCTTTTCTCTTCTAAAGAGACTCAGACTGCAAGTCTCTTTTTTTTAAAAGAAGAATTATTTCCCAAAGGTACATCTTTATTTTTACAAAGTCAATAGAGAAGCTTTACTTTAGCTGACTACGTATAACTCCTTGATAAACAGTCTCTTATATACTTTACTTAAATTAAAGTCTTTGAAACAGGCTCCGGTAATGCTTTAAAAAAACGTCAGTAATGTATAGTGTGGGGATTATACATACCTCCTACCATACGCATAACGTACCCGAAACGCATCCGCGCACCCCGTACCACGTAACACGCAGGCATTTGCGTGTAGAATTTCAGCTTTTTCTATAAACCGCTGTGACTCAGTAGGTTAGACCGACTCAGTTAAAGAAGCAGTACAGGTTGACTATCGCATCGTGCTCACTAACAAAGCGTAACAATCCCCTCTCCCTTTCCCATACGGATCGCTTGCACTCGCTCACGCGTACACACAGCGCCCACACTACGCGGATGTACACACGCACACATATACGCGCCCAGTCTCGCGTCACGCGAATTTTCGCGCGTGTTTTACCTCCGGTAAAAGGCGCAGGAAATTAGTCGGCAAATTATTTGGAAAAAAGAAATCGATCACCGTATCTTTGGGGCATCGATTGCAACAAAGCACTCGACTCAAAAACTCACATGTTATGACAAAGTCATTTTTCACCCCGACACACGACAAGAACGGACGTAAACTCAGCAAAGCTGAGCGTAGAGCCGCGAACAAAGCGAAGCACGCCGCTTCTAAAAAGTCTTCGAAGAAGGCCGCACCTAAAGCGGAGCTTAACCCACGTAAGGTTCAGGCTGTTGCTGAGGCCTTCGACTTCAGCTACATCGATGCCTGTGCTCGAACATACACTCCTCTTCCAGAGGAGAAGAGCAAGCCGAAGCGCAAGTCTAAGAAGCGTAAGTCTAAAAGACTTAGTCACAATGACAAGCTAGAGGCTCAAGCACAGCGCCTTTCACGAGGCACAGCCGGAAACGAGCCGGCACTTGCAAAGGAGCCGAAGGCAATGGCGACTTCGAAGCCTTCCGCACAGATGGAGATCTTTGATCTAGCCGGCGGGGATCCTGTTGCTGCTGCTAGACACGCCGCATTCTTGGGTATGGGTTTGGACGCAGTCACACTCGACGACATACTATAGCCGAAAGCCCCTTCGGGGCTCTGTCAGAGATGAACTACTGGCACTGACGAGGCAGTTTTTCCTTGAATTTTAATTCAATAATATGTGCGATAAAAACACACAAGACCGATTCGATCAAGAGATCGATGAATTTATGGCTGACAAATGCCAGTACTGCATGAAGTACGTGAACCCAGAGACGGAGGCGTGCGAGAATGACTTCTGTGAGTCCCTGTGGATGACGGGAACAGGAACTGCCCAGTACGAAGTGCGCCCACACAAAGGAAAGACCTATATGCAAGGGCGTAAAATTTTTGATCGATAAAACCCAACGAATATGAACAGAGCAAGAGATATAATAGCTAAAGCTACCGATGGAGTAATGATCTCATTTATGACTCAAGATGATCGGCGAGCGCTTGTCACATACGATCCCGTAGACTGCGTTATGGTAGTCAGCACACGACCGAAGTATTCGGTTATGGGGTGCCGTGTAGAGACTTTTAAGTTCCTTAAGGACGGTGAGGCTGAAAAGTGTAAGAAACATATTCAAAAGTTAATCGGTTGGGGGCAAATTGGTGTAGAAGTGGAATGAAGAACATAAAAGGTAGTACTACGTACTAAAAAAATAAATTTGGTAGAACGAAAACTTCTACTTATATTTGCTGAGCCAATCGGCATTCAAAACATCACATTATGACAACTCAAGAACGCAAAATATACAGAGCGAACCTACGTAAATGGTTTCGTAGAGCAACTCCAAAGCAACGAGCACTAGGCATGGTCTGGTACTCAGAAGCACAAGAGTTTGTAGAGGAACTTTCTTTAGAAAGTAACAGAAGGTTTACTTCTTTTCAGACTGCCGGTCTGACTAGCGCACTATCCCCGAACAACAAGTGGGAGCGTAACAAGCACGACGCTAGACAAGTGATGCAAGCGGTAATCGATGGCAAACAACCTGAAGATGTAAAGGTTTGTACTTACAACCCTAACAAGATCAAAGCCTTCAACATTATGCTAGGTGAGATTGAGATTACACCGGCTTCACCGAAGACGTATGCCTTTGCCCAGAACGTAGGCAACTTGAGTGCGGATCATGTAACGATTGACAAGTGGCACTTGAGAGCCTGTCAAACAACTAGCGTTTCGCCAAAGAGCTGTAAGACTAGCGTTACTGCAAAGCAGTACAAAGAAATTGAGCAGGACACGCTCATCGTAGCCCGCGAATTCGGGTTGAAGGGATATGAATTCCAAGCTATTGTTTGGATCACTATCCGAAATCACTGGAATAATAACTAAACACACACACGTTATGAACGATAACAAATTAATAGCCGAATTTATGGGTGCGGCAGGTACACCCAAATACAATCCTACTGAGTGGGATGTGTACATCACAGGGTGCTTAGACGTTGATTCAGATGATGAAAACGCACAGCATTTCTACACACTTGATGAAATGAAATACCACACCTCGTGGGATTGGTTGATGCCTGTGGTAACAAAGTGTATGCAAACAGGAGATGACACCGATAAGTGGGATCACTTGTACAACGTATTATCAGAGCTTAATGTAGACAAACTATACAAAGCAGTAGTAGAATTTATTAAAGCACACACAAATGATTGATGTAAAATTCCCAATCAAAGTCAAAGACTTGGCAAAAGTCGTAGACCAAGCCAACGTAAACCCACATACTATGACCCATAACGAATTAATATCTGAATTTATGATCAATGCTAGACCATCGTATGTACCGCCTACTGACGATAGGTCATACCTTGCATGGGATAAGTTGATGCCGGTAGTTGAAGCGATTAACGACTACACAAATGAAGAAGACGAGCCCATCTACTCCGTAGAGATTGACCCTAGCTACGTCATGATCAGACGAGGCTTGCACACCGCTATTGTAGTGGATCGACCACAAGCTGATAGCTACAGGGGAATGATCGGAATAGCGGTAGTAGAATTCGCTAGAAGGTTTCACCAATACGGATTATCATTATGACTTGCACAGACACAGTAGAATTCATTGAGTTTAACTTTTACTCAACCACAACAGACGGCGAAGCATTCCTTCGACTGGTATTGACTGCCGCCCGGATGTTGAACTGCTCCTTCGAAGAAGAGAACGAGTTTGTAAAAAGTGAAATAGAAAAAAGATCAGCACATTTAAATTGAAAATTTAAACTTTAATATATATCAAATGAAAAATTCAGAAATAGAAAGTGCGCCAGTTGCACACGTAACTACAGATTACTTAATCTTCAACTTGATTAACTGGAATCGAGATATAGATTACGGTCAGGTTAAAAAGATGTGTGATGCTGTAAAACAGGGGATAAACTTTTTTAAGTACGTCCCAATTCTTGCAGACAAGCAGGGGAATGTTATAGACGGGCAACATAGATTCAAAGTATGCGAAATGCTAGGTTTGCCGATATATTACCATGTCGTAGAAACCAGCATAAAAATGATCGAAATAATGAAGCTGAATTCTAGTTCAAGCAACTGGAAATGGGATAACTACGTGAATGCACATATTAAGGTTAATGGTAAAAATGCATCTCAATACAAGCAGTTAAAATCTATTTGCAGTAAATATTCACTTCCGAAAGCAACAATAGCTTCAATATTACAAGATGGAAATCCTAACAGGGTCGACTCATTAAAGGAAGCCGTTCAATACGGAGAGTTTAGAATAAATCACTATGAAAAAGCGATTAAATTTCTTGATGGTATGCAAATTATAAGACCAACCATTGGAAGCAAAGGCGTTTCAAGGGCAATCATGTCAGCGTTCTGGCAAGTGAAAGACAACGAGGATTTTTCTTTCAAGAAGTTCCTTCATAAGGCTAATCTTAAAGGCACTTTGTTGCAGAACGTGGACAGCAAGAAGCAAGCACTCTTAGCGATAGAGGATATATACAATTTCGCTTCAAAGAAGCGAGTAATACTTTTTAACTAAAAAATCATGGGCAAAACAAAAGAAAGACTGATTCAAATCCAAGAGGAAATGATGATGGGATGGCATGAGGATGTAGAAATGGAGATGGCAAACCCAATGAAATTTCCAACATCTTCAAGTAATACACCAAGTAAACCTGCGCAAACCATTGATACAGAGGCGTTTACGGATGACCTGTACGACATGATGGTAGAGCGCATTCATCACGGAAAGCTGAAAGATATTCTAAAAGGAATAGTTACTGAACTCTTAGATAAACACATGGTACAGACAGGTTCACGAACATCACTTGGAGACGGATGGGAAACGCCTTGATAAAAAAAAGGTAGGGCAGGATTTGGAATTCTGGATTCTGTCCTTTACCTTTGTACAAGTGAAGCGGAGCTCCTCCCAAAGAGAGCGCAGCGCACACCTCTGTTCAAGCAGAAATTATATTCATTAATTAAATTCACACACATGACACAGAAAATGTTAGACTCGTTGGTTGCAGAAGCTGAATACAGTATCGAATACCATCAAAAGAAACTGTTTGAGGCTCAGGCTACACTAGCAGGACTCAAGCAGATCACCCAAGAACAAGTAATAATAACAGAATCCAATACATACTTAACCAATGGGTAAGGGCAAGAAATCTGTTATCACAAGCAATGAGGAGGCTTACAAAGCTATCAAGTCGTATATGTGTTATGACGATAGCCGCGAAGCTAACCTCGCTTTGATATTTGCCGGTGAAGATCTAGCTGAGACAGATGTCTCTGAGTGGGTAGATCAAAAACCGAGCGAACTAATGGAAGATTTCTTAAAGCACACGGACTATGTGCTACAAGATTACTTAGACAACGAAGACAACGCAACTCTGGAAGGGTTGTCTGCAAAATTCTCCGTGACTATGAAAGCCATGATCCTGTACACAGATTATTGGTGGGAAGTTAAATCACATTACGTCGACAACGGTTGACAACAGGGAGCGCATGGTGTACAAGGAGAGCTTGTAACGGGTACTTTCGTAGTGTGAGACCCTGAGAAACAAAGCTCCCTACCTTATTAACTAACTTAAATTTATTTTAATCATGAAAGAATCATTTAGATGTGCTGTTGCCGGAGCTACAATGCTCAGCATATACGTAGTAGCTATTTCATTAATCTCTTTTTTAATCGGACTTGTATTATGACAGAAAACGAAAACGAAAGTACACTGTACTTCTATGCCAGAGAAGGTAAGACCTTCACAACACCGAGTCTGTTACTTGCTTCTGCTAGGGCAGAGGACAACGACAGAATCTTGTTTAACACTTATACTCATGAGTAATAGGTAGCTCTAACCCTTGCCAGCGGCGTCTCGTGCAAGGGGACAGCCGAAAGGTTGGGCGATCTATGCTCCCATAGCTCAATTGGATAGAGCAGCTGCCTTCTAAGCAGCAGGTTACAGGTTCGATTCCTGTTGGGAGTACTAAATTTAATTTAATGAATAAAAAGTTTGAAACATATTGGGAGTACTTGCTCAAGCAGCGTAACCCGTGGGCTCGATTGATAAACATTTCAATCACACCCTTAATACTAATCATGCTGATAGCTAAAGGTGTGTCAACCACGCAGCCATACTTCTGGATAGGAGCTATGCTTACTGCGGTCATGGGGCTTCAACAACACCGGCACTACTGGTTTAACTGGAACGACAAGCACCGCAAACAAAGAGAATTATAAATGCAATCAGATGAGAACGACTTCAAACCCTGCGTACAATCCCTTGAAGAAAAGTACAACAGACTCCTAAAGGAGAATGACAGATTACGCAAACGCATTATTAGATATGAAAAGCTCCTATTTAAACGCATATAAACTACTGGTTGGTGAGACAACTTACGAAGAGCTGAGCTCTCAGGGCTCCTTCTACCTTCCGGCTAACCACGAGGATCCAATAGTGACTCTCAAGTATTATGAGTCTGTTGAGGACTACGAAAAGTGTAACGAAATTTTAAAACAGAATAGACATGAGAAAGTTAGTTGACTTCAGATGCATCTGCGAAAAGAAAGAGCACAAAGAATCCCGCGTGGAAGACGACGAGAGAGAGCGTTGCTCATGCGGTAAGGAGATGGTGAGATTAGTTGGAGCTCCAAGTCTGGGCGGCTTCGATAAACTAGGTAGATCTAAGTAGATGCCTAAAGGAACTATATACTTCTGCGAGGCAACAGTCTCCTATAGATCCGGCAGATATAAGGATCGAAAGAAAGCTAAGATAAGAATGTCTTTTGTTGGCTATGACTTTGACGATGCTTGTAAGCGTGTGAAAGAGAACCCAGAAAAGATGCTTCCGATACTCCAAACAAAAGTAACTGGATCAAGGGTGCGAGATCTCGTGCTCATTAGAGCAGAGCTATTGCATGAGTCCGGCAAAACTATGTATGATATTGACACAAACAAAGTGATATGAGAAAAGAAAATTTTACAGAAGAACAGATAGAAATCATTGAGTCTGTTTGTAAAGACAGCCATGAGAAAGGCGTAGTGTTTGGCTTGGTTCTAAGTATGGGATTGATAGTTTTGATATACATAGTCTACTCCATTGCCTTAAAATTTGATCTTTTATTTCATTAAAAATTTGCAAACCTGATTACTAATATTTAAATTTACATTCACAAATGGCAAAATTCATAGACAGCCCTGTGGTAGACAAGGCTATTGATCTTTATTACAAATCTCTAGACATGGATCGTCACGATGACTCCCGGAAGAACGAGCATTCGCAGGCGAGAATGGCGCTGTCAAATGCGCTATCCCAATCTGGGATGCACACCGAAGAGATTGCGAAAATAATCAACAGGCACAGAACTAGCGTCATACATCACCTTAAGCACCATACCGGCGAGCTCAAACATTGGTATGGGTATAAGGGAAAGTTTGAAAGATGCCAGATGCTTGTCAGTCCAGTACTTAAATCGGTAATAGCTAACGACAACACTGATAAGCTAACAATGCTGAAAGCATCAAGAGATCACCTGCTAAGTGAGATAACTCAAGTGGATCATAAGATAGACGAACTAGAAAATTCAATTCAATGAGTACATATAAATTCAAGACAACAAACATTAAAGGGAAGCAATACGTTGAGGTCAACGAGCGTATAAAGTTCTTCCGGCAAGAAGACCAGTATAAAAACTGGGGAATACAAACAGACTTCCCAATGCTATCTTCAGAAGAGGTAGTGTGTAAGTGTACTATTACAGACACAGATGGGATGGTTGTAGCACAGGGTCATGCCCATGAGCTCAAGGCTAACGGCATGATTAACAAGACTTCTTTTGTGGAGAACTGTGAAACCTCAGCAGTTGGTAGAGCTCTGGCTATGCTAGGCATTGGAGTCGATACAAGTATAGCATCAGCTAACGAAGTGGAGACAGCTATTGCACAGCAGAACAGCAAGCCTACATCTGCAAAGGATGAGTTTAAGCAGACGGCTAAAGCCATGCAAGATAATGTGATGGACAAGGCCGTCTCTTACATCAAGTCACAAACTAATAAGCAGAAAGCTTTTGATAGCATCATCACTAAGTATGGTAAAGATCTAACTGCTAAGCAGCAGGCCGGACTTAAGAAGTTTGTACGATGAAGATCTCAGCCAAACTAAAAGAGAGGTACGACAAGCCTCATCTTTCATATAGCTCCATCAAGAATGCGCTTGCAGATATGGCGCAGTTCGATAGATACATGAAGGGTGAGCTTAAGTTCCGATCGGATGCTCTGGACTTCGGGACTCTGTATGATATGCTTTTGTTCGAGAGAGAAAAAGCAATGGACTCATACTGCGTTGTGTCTGATGACCGCATACTAGATGCATGTACTCAGAAGACTCGTGACTCCAA